CTTTGCGTAAGCGGCCCGAACACGAGCCAATTGCGTAAGGTAAATTGTAACCCTACGATTGACTGTGTAACATATAGTTCGGACATTCATTTATAAAATTGCGACCCAGAGAAGTAAAAAATTTCACAACTCGAACAAGACGGAAGTCTTACTCGAGGTTGTTACAAAACCTGCTCTATCGTACAACGATAAATGTAAGACTATTTTAAGTCTCGTCCAGGTACACATTACTGTGCACCCCCCTTCGACCGCCGAAGAGTATCCTACCAACAAACTTGTTGGTTCTTAACGGTGTTTATAGTCCACACGACTAAATTGACCCCAGTCAATTGTGCATCTTCTAAGATGCTATTGGATTTCCATATGAATACATGATTGGTGCTCCCACAAACATGCCAAATGTAAAATCCTCGCCAATACTGACGAACTGATCAAGACGGGCATATGCTTCCACAGTCTTGGTGGAAATTTCACAAGCTATTTCCACTGATTGATTGTCCCCATTACCTGCCATATTCAAGTACCTCGCTGGCCTGAACCTTTGACCTTTTGAGTAGTATGGTAGCTCTATCTGGAGTGTATTGTTCAAATGTACTGGTGTTACTGCTGTGCCAGTAAGGGTTGCTCTCTGCATATTGAGCAGCTCAGTCCGCACTGTACCTGGATTGCTAGCATCCAAGCTATAACTTGTCTCTGACACACCATTATCCTGTTTCATGGTGTTCCTGGTAACAGAAAGCAATGCAACGTTGTCATCAGATATAGTGCCTGCATAAACCCACTTGTGCCTTATACTCCCTCTTTGGCACACAAATGCTGGTGCCAAATAGTTGAGCAACGTCATGGAACAAAAATTGTAATTTGAATTGCCTGTAGTTGAATCTATGGCTTGGTCCGTGCCATTTGGATCCCAGCCCCTATACAAAGGCATGCCGGGTACAGTCAAAGCATAATATCTATGTCCATTACCTGTTTTGGGTGGAAAATAGGAAGTATGGTACTGATAACGGCGCAACAGATCCTTGAAAGAAACTATGCGCTCTCCCTGATACACCAAATATTGGTTATCATCATGTATCAGTGGAGCATGTTCAGTACCGTAATTTTCTATTGGATTGCCGCCAACTGGATTGTTGGAATTATCACTAATTACTGCCAAAGCGTCATCGGGTGTGGCTTGCTGTTGAAAATATGATAGATTTGAAATGTTAGACCCAGGGACAGATAGTGCAAAATCATCACCAGCTGAAACCCAAACCTGAACATTGACAGATGCATTGGTTGTTGAGGGAGTGGCCAACTCATTTACCACATATACAGACAAAGTACCATTGTCATAATCGGTACCTCCCATTGCAGATTGGACAGTACTGAAAATATTAGAAGTGGACGCCTGAGGTACACCAAGGCACAAATTCCAAGCTCTCACGTCTGTCCATTTGCACTCGTAATCAAATTCTCTATCATTTGTGATATCTATAGTGGTTGAATATACTTGATTAAAAGCTACTGGATTAGCTGTAGTTGCGACTGGATTATATACCAAACGCAGCCTGCCTCGATGGTATTCGGAACAAACAACTTTGAAATGAAATTTAATACTACCCTGCCAAGCCTCAAAAGGACATGATGCAAAAGCGAGTGCAGTGGAATGGATTTCTTGCAAGGGATCAACGTTTATGGTATCCACACAAAAAGGTTGTACTGACATAGATGCAAGCAAAGTATCTGAAATTGCTGACTCTGACCAACTAAATTGTTTCCAATAAGTCATGCGTGAAGCTATGGAATGTATAGTTAACTCATCAGTACCACCCAAACCCATTGTTCGTGTGTCAATGGATAATTCATTTTTGGAATCCAAAGAAAGCTTGGAAATGTTTTCGGGGGCATCAGAATTTACAAGGTTTCCACATATGTGTGGTACATAAGAGTGAGTGTCAGACATGATCTGTGGTCTGGAATACCCAAAAATGCGTGCTATGGCTCCTAGTTTGCTAGCAACCATGCTAGTGGCCTTAGCATAAGGTGCTACATAAGGCACCATGCTCAATGCATTAGCCGCCTTTGCTACAGCTGATGCTGGTTTACTGATCAATCCATTTGTGGAAAACTCATCATTGCTTGACATATTAGATCTAGCCTGCTGGGTAAATGGTTCGGCAAATCCGAACTTGTCCAACTTGGCAGGAGCACCTTTACCAGACTGCACAGTGGCAGTAGTAGGTATAAGCAACGACACGTCTTCGGCCCATGCAAATATGGAAACAGTAATGGGGTCTGTTCCACCGTTTGCATGGCGTAACAAAGCAAAGTCATGTATGGTGCATTCACCCATAAATGAGCTCCAGTTGGGTTGAGTGATATCCAGATAGTTTTCTGGCCATATGAAAGGTAAACACATATGACCACCTTCAGAAGTGCACGGGTCCAATAGTATGTGAGGCTTATTTGATGCAGCTATCAAATCCTGTATAAAAAATCCTCTATCCTTGGTAACGTTGTCATTAATGGTGTATGGATTATATGATACAAGTGCTCGACCATAATAAAAAGAATTACCATTAATTAAAATCTTGAGACACAATCTGCATCTTAAGTTTCTAAAACGGTTAATCTTATCACGCACATCTGCATTACCAAAGAAAAGTTCCCAAGGATTGAATTTTTCAAACAGCTGTGTTCCCGGTCTCCACTGGTATTGTTTAATCTTTAATGGTCTTGAAAGAAACTCTCCCAAGCCAGCATCATTAAAACCAGTTAATTTGGAAGTACTGTCTGGTGTGGCCTTAACATCGTAAGTCCACGGCGTGTCTCCATCAACAAAATGAACATTCTCAGTGGTTGTGTTCTGAGAAACCTTGCTGGTGGAAAAACTGGGGCCGTCATTGGCTGACGACTGGCCGTTATTATTATTATTAGAAGTGGGCTATATTTAATACATGCTATCAGGGTGCCGCCCAGCATCACCTGATACCAATAACATTTGGTCGAGAGACGAACTCCCCAGTAAAAACTGGTACATCACTAAGGGTGTGTCATCATGTGCAAAGCTAACTCGTGCCACATAAACGTATAAATTATGGCAACAAGCAGTCATCCATATACACAAGCCTATTTTCAACTCTAGTAGTACAATCCCGAATAGGTCCGGAATGGTTGTTTTTAGCGTCTACCCAAGACGGATGGGTTGCCTGTCAACCCATATACTTGGTTTTAAATTTCTCCAAGCGTACATCATAATTATCATATAATGAATTCATTATGACTCCAGCCTCCTCATCCACCTCCACGCACATGTTTTGTAAATCAGCTTCCTCAGCTACCTTGATCATTTGAGCATGACGTTTAGTGAAAACTTCTCTCCCATGGTGAAACCATTCATTGAGTGCACCCTGGATATTTCCAGCCGCATGCTTCTTTTTACCTATAGTTGACTTAAGCACTGCGTGCAAACTCTTAAAAATTGAATCTTCATCTAATGCTCCATGATATAGACCTGTTTCTGGATTAAAAAGATTCTTTCTTTTTAAGAAATCAGCATCGGTGTCATTCATATATGCAGTAGGTTCAGATTCTTTGTCTGGCATGGTGAAAATGATGTCATTCTCTTGCAGAAAATTGGCAAATGATATGTGATTGAACCAATCGAACCCTTTCTTGACTGAACCTTTTGCATCGTCTCCATATGTACCCAACGCACAAACATCCTTGAACTTGGGAATTGTCTCAAGTGTGTAACCATTTTTAAGAGCTAAATGGGCAAAACCACACCTGAAATTCAAAATATTGTCAATGCAATTCACATACACAGTCATATTGTTACCTGAAGGATGTGAGCCGTTGTGTATGATCATGTCACCATTATATGCAACAACCGAGTAACTAATCTCAGTTGCAATACCACGCATGACAGTCAAATCGTCTTTACTGTAAGTTCCACACTTAGCGGCAACATCAATCATGACCTTATAACTAGCCATTATCATTTGGGCTGGCATCCTTAAATCAAATTTGCTGTAATCACCAGCTAATATTCTATCTTCCCCATGCTGTTTCATGTGCTTGGCATATTCGTCCCATTCAGGCCCGTGAGCATTTATGCCAACCGCGCACTCTGAAACTTTTGGAAACAGTGACATAAGCCTTGCTAGGGGAAGGAAATATTTCCTAATCACAAGCTGGAAGGCCCAAGCCGCAGCCTGAACCAACCTAACTCTATCTTTACCGATCTTAGTTGGTTCATCCTTTCCAAAAATTTTGAAAAATGCATAACAACGTTCACCCCTAAGAAAGCAATCGATCATTAGTTTGGAAAGCTCAGTCACTTCTGATCTTATTTCTACGGGACATTGAAATTTCTCATAAAGTTCTGGGTTCAACCTAATAATCCATTCCTCCTTGGGACCTTTGAGTGGGAAAGACTTAACAGTACTTTTTGGAACAGCATCTATAAATCTTGCACCATCACGTCCACACATGACCTCCATACTATCCAACGGCTTGAACTCTCGTTGAATCCAAGCAATGTGTTTAGGGTGAGTAAACATTGTAACAAGATCCTGAGTGTAGTCATTCATGGCCCAAATGACATACTCAACTTTCATGCCCACTGAGGTATTGGCAGAATAGACCATGGATGCTTGCCATTGTCGTCTGAAATCAAATTTGGGTGAAGACCAATCACACGGCACATCACAAATCTTAAGCACTATATCAGATATAATGGTTTTCTCTACGCGTGATTTTGTATGGGATGACCTACCTATTGTGTTGCCCATGGGTGTTATACGGGAATACTTGGGCAGATAATTAAGTGGTGAATTTGGATGTATTGGGGCAGACTGATTAATGACCTCTATCCCATATTGTTCTTTGGGGAAAGTACCATTAGACATAGCCGTTAAGCAGGGCGTCTGGTCCAACACTGCCTTGAACTTTGTTATCATGTCACGAGTCACAGTTAAACACATTCCAATTGGAGTGTCTAACCTACCCAAAAGGTGAAAGCCTGCTATGCATGGTACGTCGAACTCACCAAGCAATACGCCCATGCATAAACCATTAAAAGTATTGTATGGTAATGCATATATATAGCCAGTACCACCAGAGTGTGGTTGGCTAGTCTTAAAAGATATAGTATGGTCTTTAAGCACACCAAATACATCCCTGTGCATGAAAGGCCCGCCACCACTGGTATGCGTTATACTTTGAGGAAAATGTTCAATGAGACTAGCATGTGGGTTCAGAAAAGGTGCATTGGCATAAACCAAGTCAACTCCAGAAATAATACCAGAAGTTTTTAAAGATATGTGGCCTTTAAAAATGGTGTTTAGTCCATCACCCTCTTTATGACGACACGTGACTTTGAGCTCAGTCTTGTTACCAAAAACGTGCAATGGCACAAGCATATTATTTCCATCTAAAACCAAACCGTCACACCTAGTGACACTATCGTCTTCGCCAACAAATGTTATATGATAAAGATTTTTTGCAATTTTATGTTTCAATTGCTCTATAGTGGTAGTGCGTGCTTTATCACTTATATGTAGCTCAGACCATGCTGGTTTGACCCAGTCACTAGTTTTTGCATCCCTGGCCTTGACTTCTTCCTCTCCTTCTGGTTCAAGAGCGGACTGTTTGTCTGGAGCACTCACTGATGGGGGCACAAAATCAACACATTTACCATGCCTAAACTTCTGATAAATTGGATCTTCTTCAGGAAAAAAGGATGCAAAAAGTTTAGTAGTCTTAATAAAATTGCTTGCAGCCTTAATAATAGTGTAACTAAATAATGCAAAAGAGATAATTTTGACTGCCCTAAGCCAACTACTACGTTCTATCAGTTTATAAGTAAGTTGAACTCCATTTCCCATCCTATCCAAGACACTCATGCGGTCCCTATACCATCTTGTTATTAAAACGATGGCAGTACATGCAATGAAAATTTGTAGAAGACTAAATAACATCATAAATACACGATAAGGCAAAACCATGTGCATCAAAGAAGTAACAATCACGTCTACTAGTCCTGAAAAAACTAATATGTTGCGCAGTTGGTGAGTAAGGTAAGGTGCCCACAACGCCCAATACATTCTACGTGTGTACCTATGGCAAAAGAAACGCGCACTCAATCTGTCTCCTAGATCCAGGACAGCATTGGGCATGTATTCCATTGCCGCAATTAGTTGGCTAAAAGAAGATTGGAAAGTAATGATATTGTCAGGACCTGCAAGACCTGGTATGAGGCTCCAAAAAGAGTTGGAGACAGCCTGTAACTCAATGTTCTCGTCATTGTTGTCATAGGTGACGCCAGACACATCATCCACCCAATGGGGCCCAAATTCATTGTCAGG